CTACACCAATTAAAAAGAACTGATTTTTTTGCCCGTAAATCATTTTTAAAATATAGCATAAAAAATTTTTTTACCTAAGAAGAATGCATTACTAATTTAATTTATTTTTCTTATTTTTTAAATTTAGTTACTATTTTGTTCCAAAGTTCAGGCTTAAATCTTTTTACAGACCAAGCGATCACTGCTGCTACTACTGTTAATGGTATTAATGCTTCCATAATATTTTTTCTCAGTTTTTTTAAAATTATATACTAATTACGCTAGATAAAGCTAAAACAATTCTATCTTCTTTAGTTATTCCAGCTTCAGGCTCATGATATAGTCCTGAGTGCCATACATACCATTTGTTAATTTCAGGTTCTATTTTAAAGTTGTAAAAATCTGTGCCTAAATCAGTGGGTGTTATATACATAAGTGCAGATACTTGAGTATTGGTTATTCCTGAGAAAAAGTGATTGTGTTTAACATTTGTAGTATTAGTATTTTTGGAAGTATAGTAAATCCAAACATCTTTTTTGTGAAACTTAAAATTTTTAGTTTCTAAGTAGTTTGTAAATAAACTATTTATAGATTTTTTAATACAAGAAAATTCTTCATCTACTTTTTGGTCGCTTTGTATTTTTTGGTGTATGCAATTAGGAGAAGTAGAGCAACATTTATTTTTAAGGGTGTATTTAATTAAATCTTGTTGAAATTTTTTATTATTGACTTTAGATATATAAGGGCAATCAAATACCTCAATCATTTGATTTATACCAACCAGGTAATCCAATCATAGGCCTACCATCAAATTTGTTGGTTTTGGCATTTTTACCACTAGCATCGTTGTAATGCAAAAAGACTTGTCCACAATCTTTACCTTCAAAAGGTTCACGCCAATGCTCTAAATCGCATCCTCTATACATTAACATATCGCCTGGTTTTAAGTTTACTTCGACGCCTTTTTTACCTTCTTCGCCTGATGGTTCTAGGAATATAGGCCAATCATCACCACCTAAGTTCATGGTGGTAGATATCTCGCAAGAGTATCTATCTTTATGTCTTTTTAATTCATCACCTTTTTTATAGATTCTTGCATAAGAATAAGTTTCAGTTAGTTTAACGCCTGATTCTTTTTCCATAATTGGTTTAACTTTTTGCAATAAAGTTTCCATAACTATATCTGCATAATGTGAATAGGTTTCAGGTATTTGTGTATCGTTCCATACACCAAAATAATCTGTAAATTGTGAAATATATTTATCATCAAACAAATGTCTTGCAACAGCTCTTTTGTTTAAAAAGTATTGATAACAAAAATCTGCTAGTTCTTTTGATATAGCACTTTTAATTACTTGGTATTTATTTTTCTTAAAGCTCATTTTTTTCCTATTGAATGTTAGCAACCATTATTAATCTTTTTTCATTAAGAGCAGGTGGTTCAATACAATGATTAAATTTACCATCAAACATAATTGCACCATCTTCTTTAGGGTGTGAAAAATATTTTTTATTTTCTTTATTTAAAACTATTGTTCTTCCATTTTGAAAACTATTTAAGTAAACAATAATAACTTTGTGAGGAAGTTTAAGATCAGTATGTGGCAAACTTTCTCGCAAAGAATTATGTAAAACTAAATTTAAATTCATTCTATATATAACATCAAAATTTATGTTATTAAAATCTAATATTTCTTTTAATACAAAATAACATTTTTCAAAATAATTAGAATTTTTCTCAGGTATAGCTGGATATTTTTTGCCTTCTATTTCATGTACTGGTCTTCTTAAAAGACCATGACCAAAAAAAGGAATATCTTTGTTTTTTTGATTAGGTACAGCTTGATCGTGATAATACCAAGGAAAATTAGTTGTTAATACAAATTCTTTTAAATTTTTATATTCATTTGTAATCGGATTTTTTAATTCAGTAATCATCTGAATGGATATCCTAAATTCCAACACACTAAGGAGTGTCGTATTCCTTTGGTTACTGGTTTGACTCTATGCCAAACAAAAGATGGAAAGATAATCACGCTACCTTTCTTTCTAATTTCTTCACATATTCTTGGTTGAGATCCCTCATCTGTGTTTCTAAAATCAAACTCTAAATCTCCGCCTTCATATTCATCAGGATCAGTTAAAGATACAGTCATACTAAGTTTTCTTAACTTACCATGTGTTGTTGGGTTTTCAGGGTTGTTGTAAGGTTCTTCGTATGAGTCGCAATGCCAATCGTAGTATTGACCTTTTTTATATTCAGTAAATTGACAAGCTTCTGACCAATCCCATTCAAAATTCCAACCAGAGTTTGAGTTTGCTTGATTTGTGTAAGGTTGTATTTCGTTGTATATCCATCTATCTGACATCCATACAACATCAGACTTTCTTTTCTTTTGAATATTTTTAAGTTCTAGTTTGGTTAAGTTCTTTTTATCAGCATTACCTGTAAGAGCCATTTGTTTATTTTGTTCTTTACCATAACGAACGATTTCATCACATATTCTTTCAGGTATGGCTGATTGAAAGTACCAGTAATAATATTTTAGATTCATCTTCTCTCTCTTAAGAGATCAGTATAGTTTAGATGTGTTTTAAAAGAAAGGTTGTTGTTAGTTTGTCCACTTTCCTTCCGTTACATATTCGTAAACTGCGTTCATGTTCCAAACACCTGATGCAGATCCTACAACTGCTGGTTCTTTAATAATAACAACACCTGAACCACCAGAACCGCCAGATCCAGAACCACCTGGAGTACCTGGTATAGTACTACCACCACCGCCGCCGCCGCCAGTGTTAGCTGTTCCTGCAGTCCCTACCCCTCCTCCTGAAGTAGCTGAGGAGCCTCCACCACCCGCTCCCCCTGCGCCAGCAGCACCTGGCCTACTAACACCTGGATTTGAAAAATTTGCAGGATTAACATAAATACCAGCTGAGCCGCCGCCCCCTGCTCTTGTTACAGGAGAACCAGTAATTGAAGAAGCAACTCCTGCACCACCTGCAAGACCTGCATTTGGGGAGGTAGTTGGAAGATATTGAGGATTTGGAGTTGATGTTCCTACTGCACCTGCACCACCGCCTGCACCACCTAGCTCATTTCGAAAAGCAGGCCCACCAGCGGGCTGAGGAAGATAAGGAGGTGCTGTAATGCCTCCTGCGCCGCCTGGATAACCTTGTCCTGGAGAGCCTGCTCCAATGCCACCTCCACCAGATGGGCCTGGTTCAGGAAACTGTGCTCCAGTCCCTCCACCTGAGCCGCCATCTCTTGAGCCTGATAGAATTGCCCAAGTAAGGCCAGAGCCTCCTCCGCCATCAGAAGTTATACCATTAAAACTTGAATCTGAACCTTTTTGTCCAGCACCAGGCGTCCCTGGAACTGGTGGAATGCCTGGTGTTACACCACCTAAACCTCCGCCACCTACTACTACAGGGTAAGGTGAGCCACCAGTAACGGGACTTAAAGGCTCTGCTGATGCTCCGCCACCTGATGCTTCGCCTGGAACTGATGAACGATAGCCACCTGCTCCGCCACCTGCGCTTCCGTATCCTGAGCCACCGCCGCCGCCAGCTATAACAAGATATTGAACTGAAGAAGAAGCTGGACGTGCAGTAAAAGTACCACTAGAGTTAAAAGTTGTTACTAGTTCAGAAGCGCTAGCTACAGGCAGATTATCAACACCAACTACTCCTCCATTAAGACTAGCCATAATTAAATTTCATCCCAAGCTTGAGTTGTTTCATTCCAGTTGTATTCTTTGTCATCATCAGGGTAAGCAATAGGTGCTTCCCAGTCATCATTAGAATTTAATGACCAAGATGGATATGGTTGTGGGCCAATAAATTTATCTTTACTTGCATCATAGGTATGACCTATACCTGCGTATTGTTTTCTAAAATTATGGTTATATGAAGTTTGTTTCCAAGCTGTTCCATCTTCTGAGTGTGGAACGATAGATGCTACAAATGTTTCTGCATCTGCGTGTTGATCGCCACCATTGGCATCTACATCATCGTTGGATATTACTATTACTCGTAATACTTCGTTGCTTGAGTTAAGTTCTGCAAAGTGAGCCATATTTGTACTCCTTAAGCATCATCTAAAATTTCACCTGAAATAACATACTCCAAGTCTGAATCGGCTGAAGCAGTTAATCTAAGTAAATCTGTTTCGTCTAAATAAACTTGTGAATTTTTATCAATTACTACTAAAGTTGCGTCTGCTGGAACTGATACAGTTGAAGCAATAGCATAATAGTTAGAACCATTATCAACTGAAACTTCTACTGTAATATCAGCAGCGTTTGCTCCGTCTACATTAGAGATAATAATTGTGTTAACTTTCTGAACTTTATCAGCAGCTACATCAATTACATCTGTAGGTGAAGTAGTAACTGCACCTGCTATTGTAAAAGGAAGTACAGTTGAAACATTTACTAAATTTGGTGTTGCCATAATATTTTCCTAATTTTATCCGAAAACCAAAGCCATTGCTATAGCTTTACCTGTTGTTGCAATTCCAGCACCATCCAAAGTGATGCTTGATGCAACGTTTAAATCGGTAAAAGCATTTACGACATTCGCTCCTGCTCCTCCGCCATCAGAATAAACAACTGCAACAGCACCATTGGTGATTGTTACACTTGTACCTGAACCTTGTTTAACTGTTATGGATTGATCGCCAGTTGTAGCGTTTTCAATAATCCATATTTTAGAAACATCATTTGGGGCTAAAGTTAAATTTCTAGTAGCTGTTAAAGATACTCCTGAAGTAACTTTAAAATATAAACTACGAGCAGGATCGGTTACTCCGTCTGCTATGGTTGTTGTAGCATCTGCATCAGAACCAAAAGATGCTTCAGTTCCATAACTAAAAGCCTCTGCTATTAATTCTAAATTGGTATTCGTAGAAGTACCCCAAGTTCCGCTTTCGTCACCTGTTGCAATTTCTTTTAGTCTTAAATCGTTTGTATAAGCTGCCATAATAAGTTCCTATAGTTTATATATAATAAATCAAAAATGCTACTATTAATACACTAAGCAGCAACATCTTTCCAGTTTGGTGTTTGCGATTCATCAATAAGCGTCCATATGTTAATGCTGCTGGTTTCTCCAGTAGCTGATAATCCAGTAACTGTAAGATTACAAGATCCTGAAATAGAAACAGAAGAAAGTGAAGCTGTGGCCTGCACTGAAGGTACGCCAAATTTATTAATGCTTTTTGTTGTTACGGTTCCCAAGTTAGAGGTTATAGCAAAACCTGTTAGCGTAATAACAGCCTCTCCACTAGCAACAACGGACACGTCTCCTACACTAGATGTAAGACCTGGTAAACCTGCTACTGCTGACGCTTGAGCAGCAACGGTTCCAAGAGCGGAAGTGCCTTCTAGCCCTGTAGGGAATATGTTTGCTGTACCTGTAATTGATGAGAGTGTTCCTAGCGCTGATGTTATAGGGAATCCAGTTACATTAATATCAACTGTTGTAAATGCTATAGTTGTTCCTAAGGCAGAAGTCATTCCAAAACCAGCAACTGTTACAGTTCTAGTTTGAGATACTGGCAATCCAAATGGACCAGAACCCCAAGTAGATCTACCCCACCCATTACCTATAGTATCAACAGAGGGAGTTCCTACAGATGAAACTAAGGTTGGAAGAGTTAGATTTGCTTCAGCATCAAAATCTACGGAGCCTACTTGCCCTGTTGCAGACTCGCCTGTAATAGTTATGCTAAATACAATCCTAGCATCTACAGATCCAAGCTCACCAGTAGATGAGCCAAGAGAAACAGATAGGTTATTGTTGGTTTGATTTGATGCTGTACCTAAAGATGATGTAGCATCTAACCCAGTAAGTATAACAGGTGAGGCTTCTCCCCAAGCATCTGCACCCCAGGTACTTCTGCCCCAACCAGTTATATTAGCCATTTAAGGCTAGGCGATTCTTATAATCGCTGTAGAAGATGCTGCTGCTGGGAATACAATAGTAAAGTCTCCAGCGGTAGATGTTTTATCACCACCAAAGTCAATTGTTGCTACTGACTTGTTTGCATCAGAGCTGTTGTAAATCATACAACCCCTAGCAGTAATGGTAGCTGTACCAAAAGTTAAATCAGCAAAGTCTGTAAAAGCTGTTGTTCCAGAACTTGTTGGAGTTACGCTTGTTAAATTAGCGCCACCTGAAGAATAGTTAGCACCAGAGGCTTGACCTGTAGTAGTAAACGAAGTGGTGGTAGCACCTAAAGTTGCTGATGAAGTATACAAAGCAAGCTTATAAGTATCGCCAGCAGTACCTGCTGTAAAGTTATGATTGCCTTTTAAAAGCTCAGTTTTAAAGCTAGTTGTAAGTGTTGATGTAATTGCCATAATTATAGTTTCCTAATTAAATCAGAAGCTTGAGTTAAACCTTCTTTATCTAATTTATTATTTATTGTAATCCTATCAGATTT